TTTAAAATTTCAGTATCCAGACAGAATATATATTATCTATTAAAATTGATAATTATTTTTAGAATGTTACTTAACAAACAAAACAAACAACAAACTATGGGTACTCGGGGAATTTTTGGTTTCCTTTACAAAGGCAAATACTACATCGTCTACAATCATTGGAATTCCTATCCGAGCGGTCTTGGTCGTGAGATCGTGGAGGAAATTCTGGATGCAATCAAGAAAGGTCAGTTTGCCGCGTGGGTCAAATCTGTCCAGAATTTGAAGGTAGTTTCTGAAGAAATTCCCCCAACCCCGGAGGATATCAGTAAGCTTGCGCAATATACTAACCTTACGGTCAGTACACAATCTAAGACTGATTGGTATTGTCTACTCAGGGGTTGTCAAGGATCTCTGACCTCGGTTCTTAACTCTGGTTATATTCTCAATCATGTTGATGATCAAGGCAAGCCAATGTATGAAGAATACTCATACATTGTCAATCTTGACACTAACAAGCTTGACTTTACTGGTTATGAGGAACCAGTCAGCTTTCCATTGACACCACTAGCGCTTACACCGCTTATCGAAGGAAATGATGATGCTTGGAAGACACTGAAACCAAGCTATAACGCTAGTTCAACAAAGCTTATCGACGTTCCATTGACACCACTAGCCCCTGCACCGCTTATCAAAGGAAATGATGATGCTTGCAAGACATGTGTGCCGAAACCAAGCTATAACGCTACTCGTTCAACAAAGCTTATCGACGTCTCAACTTACGACAGAGCATTCAAGGAGCAAGAAAAAGGAATTTTTGACATGAAGCTGAAAGATCTTGGAGCCATTTATGGGTCAGATGCATTTCCATCATCTTGGGGTACCTTTATTCTCAGTTTTAGCGAGTATGTCAATCGACTCGATGAAGATCCGAATGAACTTGCTCTGTGGGAAATTGGTGAAATGACCAATGCTAATGGTCTACAATCGGATCTCAATGCAATGAAGGCTGACTTGAAAACGGACAAATCCAATCCAACATTCTCTCAATTTGACATGAATCTTTTGACGGACTTGGAGTATCAGAACCTGTACAATTTCTCGATTGCTTACGATAAGGCTTCGAAGGATGTTGCCAATCGTGATGTGCTTCAAGATCAGACGCTCTAAAAGCAATAACACTTTCATATAAAATACTTTGTGCACATGTCTACTTCTGTAAGCGTTAATAGTGCTAGTTCAAAGTAAATCTATTATACGAAAAATCTGTAAATATTTTTGAACTTCTTAATATAGGAGTAATTGTCTAAGAATATTAGGCGAATGTCTACTTTTACTATTGAGGAATGTAAAAGATGGTTATCGTCTCCTTTTATAAATCCAAGAACTGGGGAGAAATTAGATAACCTCAGTAAGAATGGTATATTTGGTACATTGCAAAAACAATCCCAAGCATATAATCTGATAAAGGAGACAAAAACACAGACGAAAAGTCAAGTTACGGAAATACTTGCTAAAGAAGTACTAAAAATTCCTAGACCATTAATTAAACCACTACTAAGTAATGCTGTACCAAATCAAGTACAGGATCAAAAGCGTGATTCCTATATGGATAATGTTGACAAACCAAGAGTTATCATGCCAATTGTACGACCTAATAACGATCAGAAAGGATCTATAAAGCCTGTTTTACCTTTACCTACACCTGTTTTACCTTTACCTGCATTCAAGAAGGTAAAAGAAGATGGACATAATAAGGCGAAAGAGGATGGACACAATAAGGCAAAAGAAGATGACTACAATAAGGTAACGGAAGATGAAAAGTTGTCTAAAGGAAGCTTGAATGCGAGACCTATATCAAAGTCGATTCCGAAGTTGCCAAAAAGGCCCATTATAGATCAGGGATTTGGTATTGGTAATTCAGGAGAATCAAACTCGTCTGTCCAAGAGAGTTCTGGGAAGGATTCTATGAAAAAGCAACTAATACCTGTGAAAATAGAGAAGAGAATCAAAGTAGAAAATGAGGAAGATCAGAAGTATGATACTACTTTGGCAGCAAGGAATTATATTAAGATTTTGGAGAGCGAGACATATATTGAGGATTTTCATGCAGATGAAGATCCATGTGATTCCAATTCATCCGAAAAAGACGGTAAGAAGGAAAGTAGTTCAGAAGAAATTAAAGAAGCTGAACAAACTCGACGAAGAGGTCGACCTCCCAAACCTTTAAAGCAATTAGAGGACAGTGTTGAGCCAGACAATGCAACAGGTAACTCAGCTTTAGTTACAAGGAATGCTATCAAGCCAAGACTAATTAAAAAGAATAAGAGGGTAAGATATTACATGTATGTGGGTATTTGTGAAGATCCTCTGAATTTACATTACAATGGGGTTATACCTATTATAAACAGTAACTGGGTAGAGCTAGTAGAAACGCTAGGCAAAGAAATCTATCTATTGGAATCACTTAATAAACACCGAATAAGTATTATCGAAGTTATATCTGATAAAATAGACTTTAGAGACTTTGTTCGAATGCCAGAAATTATTAAGGCAGAACAAGTGGCTAGGAGTACGGGTACGATAAGTGAATATGATTATCTTTCTGAAACATATTACATACCATCTCTATCTGCATATATAGGAGAGCGTACTTATGATACACAAGAATCTCGTATGTTGCTTGAATTTTTGACTACCTTAGAGGATGTCATGGTAGACCTTGGCAATGTGGTACTTGACGTTGAGAAGAAACCTAAGTCAAAAAAGAAAGCTAAGAATATACAGCAGGAGAACGGTAACATAGAAGAAAACCACGAAGATGAGGTTAGAGAGGAAATAGATATAATGAAACCTGATTTAGATCCTGGATCACTGACTATTAGTCAGCTTATAAAGAGGGTCGATAGGTTTTTGAAACCTTTACTTACTGAACGGATAAATTGGGAGGAGAAATATGCGGAATATTACGTTGATGATGATTGGTTTTATATTGACTTTTATAAGATGGTTGAAGATTTAAGTGTAAAAGATTTCAAGGAGCTTGTTCAACGTACTTATAAAAAGAGAATTCCAGACACTTGGTTGACAGAGCAATATAGGGATACAGAGGATATCGAGGAGTTTTTGGCCCACCTGGAGGTTACGATAGATGAACTTTATGGTTCGGATATAGCACAAGAAGGCTCGGACGATTATGAGAATAGGTTAGCAAATATAATAACCGAGTTTACTAGGATTAAAAAGGCTTAACTTACTCAGAATTATAAATTGTAAAAGGGATGACAAGTGGTTCTTTGTGATTGTATCCTATGAAAGTAATCATTCGATATTGACATATATTATCATATAATCCGAAATCGATTTTTTCTGATTTTTTGAGATCGAAAGTCCATGATTTAGCGTTAGAAAAACTAGCGGATGGGAATGATTGGATGTAAATCATATTAGGACTCTCGGTAGATTGTACATTAACGGATGTATCAGATGATAAATACGTGCATTGGTCGTTAAAAGTATCGTAATTGAAGTTTCCTTTATTATAACATAGTTTCATGGTATTATTGATGATCTCAGCCGAAACGGAATTATCAAATGCAACTGCTAAATAGCAGTGATTTTGTATCACTGGTATTTCTGGTTTAAGAGATATTAGATGGTGTTTGAGTAAGATTGTAAAAATTGCAAAAAAGAGAAAGAGAAGTTTTACCAAATTATCTGACATTTTTGAGGGTATGTTTATCCAAAGCACCTAATATCAATATATCAATTTAAATCAGTATCTAAGTTTTTTCGTTCATATATAGATGTAACGTTAGTTAGATCTTTCGATCTTTCGATCTTTTGTTAGACCTTTGTTCATATATATAGATGTACATTAGTTAGATCTTTCGTACATCTATATATGAACTCAAAAGCTCTTTAGGTTGCGCGGCAACGAGCCAAAATTTCGGATGCTTTGACTCGCTGAGTGAGGTTGATGATTAAATATTTCTTCATTGGCGACCGATTTCTTCGCGAGATCAGGAGGATAAGGATGAGATGAATGCTTTGTCATCTTCTTACCATGTTTCTCGGAAGTTGCAATATATTTATCGTGAGACACAGTACGGGCTATTTCTTTGACGTAATATCCATAACTGACGTTACGAGCGCAATGGATAGGAGGTTGTTTATCATCATAGACGTGCTTATAAACACTTATTGCTTTCGTACTCTTGACAGGATCTAATATATAGTCTGGTCCAACCTTGGCTCGATCTACGACTATGATAATAGGTTGATTATTTTTAATAAAAGTACATGAATGCATGTTACCCATTTTCTGTTTCTATTCTGTATGTTGTTGAGATAGATCAACAACAAATAAAAGGGAATAATCAAATTTTTATCTGTTTGCGATAAAATGGCTGATTTTTACGAGGAACGAGTAAAAATGCAAATTTTTGTCCATACCTCCGCTCCAACACCCCAATATTGCTTCTAATGGTAATATATGTTTAGATATTCTTAAGGATCAGAGCACCATGCATCTGGATGAATATGTAAAAAATGATTTTTTCGACGCTTCGCTTGCCGAATAAACAATCCCTGCTCCCCGGCGGTTGCAAAAATTGAATATTAACAAAACCATTGTTTTAGTATATCATTATCCAAACAAATGGAGACACAAGACTACTGGGTCGGACCGCATGGAATGCGTGTACCTAATACAATCAAAGCTGTAGTGGATGAAGATTGTTGCAATACACTTTATGATGATGGTGGCGTTACTGAATTGGGTAGTAATGAAGTGCCATTAACAAAAGAAGAATATTTGGCTGAGTACGCTGAAAAACGTGATGATGGATTCTATTGGTATAAGACTAAATGCCGGGCAACTGATAGCCACACTGATTTAGATGATTCCCACTTATCAGCTCAATATAAAGATATAATCGTTGACATTTTGAATAAACCATTTAGCCCTATAAATCAGTTTATGGTTATGCTCAACAGTGGTACAAAGGGTAGTCGGGTTGTATTTCAAGCTGAACCAGTGAAGGCGGCCGAACCAGTGAAGGCGGTTGAACCAGTGAAGGCCGCTGAACCAGTGGAGCCCGTTGAACCAGTGAAGGCGGCCAAGCCGACCAAACCCTCCGATTATTGGATCGGACCACATGGAATGCTTGTGCCCAATACGATCAAAACTGTTGTGGCAGAGGATTGTTGCAATACACTTTATGATGATGGTAGCAGCACTAAAAAGGCTAGCAATATTGTGCATTTAACAACGAAAGAAGAATATTTGGCTGAAAAACGTGCTGATGGTCTGTACTACTTTCGGAATGAAGAGACCGCAGTAAACCAAAGCGCCACCTGGTCTTGGGGCAAGAGTTTGGCTGCATCACCTGACACAATCGAGCATTTTAAGAATAAGGAATCAGTCAGAAAATGTGACTTGAAAGTATTCCATGTGTCTAAGTTCCCATAATATGTAAATTGCCCTGTTTATTTATAATTCGAAACTTTGTATAGAGTATATATATATGTCAAACTTGAGAACAAGTAAGAATCGTTACCACGATTCAAAAAGAATAGGAAGTCATACTACCAAAACAGGCAAAAGATATGCTATGGGTGTTTTGTCACCGCCAGATGGCTACTATTTAGATAAGATATTAGCAGGTGATGCTGATTTCTTGCCCCCTCCATGGGCTACAAAGGAGTCCCCAACAACATTAGTAGGAAGCGATCATAAAATGTATGGTCTATGGTGGAGAGATAGTGATTGTCGACTGATGATGAGGAGATTAGAGAACTGACGTGTTACGTAAAAAGTGATTTATACATTAATTACTTCATCTATAATAATATCAAATGGAAGATCTTACACGGTTCAAGAACTTCGAAGTGAAGTATAAAGACGCAATGTACACGATTAATGTATTTGAAGGGAATGATCAGCATATCAATGCCAAAGGATCCACCTTGAGCCTTGCCATACGAGAGATCATGGAGAAGTACGAAGATATTCAAGAAATGGATAGTATCTATCTTATGCAGAAGCGGGAACTCGAAGTGCTGAACAAAGGACGTCTTGAATATAAGATACTATATCAGCATTCATGTTCTCCCACAATTTGTTCAACAGCTGCCACATTAACTTTTACTTCGAACGGTACTGTTGTTACAGGGCTTATTAGTTCATGGGATTCCAAGTGTCTTGAAAAGAGTTTGTATGAAGAGATGTATAAGCAAATCATTCCTTCATGAATAAGCGCAGCGCTGAATTATTCAGATCTCAAATGTTAATCCTTTATTATATTGAGGATTCTCATCTGTTGTTCCTCGAGCGTTTATGATAATCTCAGTATCACCGATTTGAGTGCGATGAGTAATATGGGAATGGCCACATATCCAGTATTTAATTTGTGGATTCTCTTTTATAAATTCCTCTAACTCTG